CACAATTCCAAATGGTGTTGGTTATGTAGCCGTTCAAGTTAATAACCGAGATTCAGCCGCAATTTTTCTTGGCGACAATGCGGTAACAAATACAGTTGGTGTAAATGGTGGCCAAAATCTTGCCGCAGCAGGTAGTGTCCAAATATGGATGCACGGTAATGATTCTCTCTATGCAGTTTCAGCCGCAGGTACCGCTACCGGTGCAGTATCAGTTATCTATTCAGCATAAAAATTAAATGAGCGAAACTTTCGTACCACCAGCCGGAGTAGCCGAAGCCGCTAAACGCGCTCTCGGTTGGATCGCTGACGGTCACGCAGGTGGAGGTTTTACTAGCACCGGAAGAACAAGAGCAGGACAACTTTCAAGGCGTGAAGGAATATCAAGCGATACCATTATGCGCATGGTGAGTTTCTTCGCTCGCCACGAAGTTGATAAAAAAGCAGAAGGATTTAATCAAGGAGAAAAAGGCTTCCCGTCTCCCGGTCGTGTGGCTTGGGATGCGTGGGGCGGAGATGCTGGAAAGTCGTGGGCAGAAAGTGTTGCGGCTAAATTGAACAAGGAGAAAGCACCAATGGCAAATGATTTCGCTAATTCGTATGCGGCTATTATTAAGCAAGAAAAGCAAGAGGACGGATCACTCCTTGTCTATGGCAAAGCAACTGACGACTCTCTGGACATTGATCAGCAAATCTGCGACGACACATGGCTCTCATCTGCGATGCCTGAGTGGTTCAAGTCCGGTGGCAACATCCGTGAGCAACATTCTTCAATCGCCGCAGGAGTAGCGAAAGAGTATGAAAGCAAGCCCGATGGTCATTACATTTCTGTTCTCGTAGTTGATCCTGTTAGCGTGAAGAAAGTTGAGTCAGGCGTACTCAAGGGATTCTCTATCGGAATCAAGTCACCTCGTGTCGTTCGTGATCAGAAAGCCGCTAACGGTCGAATCATTGACGGTCAAATCGTAGAAGTTTCACTCGTTGATCGCCCTGCTAACCCAAACGCAAAGTTGATGCTTGCCAAGTCAGTTGAAGGCGAACCAAATCTCATACAGGTTGAGGAACTCGTAGAGATCGAGTCCGCTGAAGAAGCAATCGAAAAGCGCGAAGTATCGCCTAAAGAGCGCGAGCAACTTGCCGATCAAGGTATGGCGTTGCCGGATGGCTCTTACCCAATCAAGACTGTTGCTGATCTAAAGAACGCAATCCAATCGTTCGGTCGTGCTAAAAATCCCGACAAGGTTAAGCAACACATCATTACCCGCGCTCGTGCATTAGGCGCGATCGACCAACTACCCGAAGGATGGAACGTGAAGAAGTCACCAGTAATCGACACAATCCTAGAGATGCACGATAAGGCAACAAATGGTGGGTTGGTCAAGTTCGACCAAGCATCTTACGATGCCGCTCGTAAGGCTCTAGCACAACTTATTATCAGCGAAGCCTCAGAGATGGGCGATACTGATTCAGACGAGCGCGACGATATCGATACGCTCCTATCTGCTATCAAGCACCTCTTTAACTTCCGCGATGGCGAGATGGAGGAAGATCAGGAGGCTGGTATGGCTCCGGGCATGATTAACCTCGCCGCTGATATGACCTCGAAGGATTGCGACTGCGATGGTTGCGCCGCTTGCCAAGAAGATGGCGGATGCGACGATAAAATGTGTAAGGGATGCACAAAGATGTCTGCCAAGTTCGTGGGCAAGTGCCTCGAGTGCGGATGCCACGATGTATCTAACTCACACGGCAAGACTCAGATTCTTACACCGGGCACAAGCGATGGTAATGCCGCAGTTGCAAATGTATCAACTGCCGTAATCGTTACCCCTGAGCAGAACGCTGGATCCATTAAGTCAGCCGATGCCGAAACTCCTGCCGATGCCCCTGTTGAAGAAGTCAAGGACGAGACTGTCGTTGATGAAGTCAAGGAAGAAGTTGCAGAAGTTGAAGAAACAGAGATTCTCAGTGAGAAGTTCGTAACTTCGATCATTGAGAAAGCAGTGCAGAGTGCGTCTGAAACAGTCAAGGCTGAGATCGCTTCTTACGAAACCGCATTAAAGGCGGCAGAAGAGAAGGCGGTAGCACTTGAGTCAGAACTCGTAATTGCAAAGTCAGCAGCAGTAGCCGGTGGTCCAAAGCGGACTGGTCGCGTTAAAGTTGATGGCTCAAATGAACTACTAATCAAAGCCGCTGAATACCGACTAAAGGCATCAGCAACCTCAGACCCTATTCTCGCTAAAGGTTACAAGGCACTTGAGAAGGAATATCTCTCAAAGGCTAGCGGAACCCCAAGCGAAGAATAAAAACCCACTCGAAAGGAAATACCTCAATGGCGCTTCAAGCACCTAAGGCTTCCGACCTCTTCGGTGATGAAATCTCACCTAAGAAGGCCGCTAAGCGTATGGACGAGTTCCAGTCAGAACTCAACAAGTCCTTCTCACTTCCAAACACACAGGGCATGACTCCTGCCCAAGATCCAACTGCGGCTCTCGAAGCGCTTGCGGCTACTAAGTCACTCGCTCCGGATGCACTTGCTGGATTGAACAACGCGATTGCATCTCAGCGTCTTGCCTTGCAGGATGTTCAGAAGGACATTTCGCTCACATCACCACTTAGCACATCTTTCGCAGCCTTCGATCTCGAAGCACCTGCAAAGTTGCTTACACCTCGCCCAACACCACTTCGTAACCGTATCCCTCGTAAGAAGGGCGTAGGTACTTCACACCGTATCAAGCGCATCACAGGTTACACAGGTACAGGAACTGGTGGACAAGGACAGATCTGGCCAGGAATTACAGAATCAACTACAACTGCATTCGGTTCAATTAACTTTGAGCGCGGTTCAAAGATTTCGTACACTGCTGACGACATCATCCTTCCATACAACTCTTACTCACTATCTGATAGCGTTTCATTCGATGCTAACTTCTCAGGTCTTGGATATCAGGATCTCCGTCAGTTGTCATCAACATCAACACTCTATGCAACAATGTTGATGGAGGAGCGCATGATGCTCATGGGTCGTGGAACTGCAACAGGTTATGCTGGCGCACTTTCTGCTCCTACAATCACCGTTACTGCTCCTTCAGCAGGTACCGGTCAGGTAGCACTCGCTAACGCAACTTACTATGTCTATGTAACCGCAGACGCTGGTATCTCATCAACAGGTTTTGGTGAGTCAGTAGTTTCATCTGTCGCTACACAGGCAACTTCATCTCAGGTTCTCAAGATCGTTGTGAACACAGCGGTCGTTGGAGCACTTGGTTACAATGTCTATATCGGTACAACAACTGGCGTTGCTAACGCTAAGTATCAGGGTACTTTCAAGAGCCTCACAGGTTATGTCGTAGGAGCAGGTTCAGCATCAGTAGGCGACACTCTCGTTTACTCAACTGCATCTTCAATCCTCGCTTCACGCGCATCATCTGATACCTCTGCATATGCAACAGGTTACGATGGTATTCTTACAACCCTTCTCGGTTCAAACACCGGATATAACAACAACATCAACTCAACCTTCTCGAATACAAATGCTGGTACTGAGTTCCAGACTGTCTTCGCTAACCTCTACGCAAGCGTAAAGGCTGATCCAGACGAGATCTTGATGAACGGTTCAGATCGTAAGCAACTCTCTGATGCAATCAAGGGTTCAGCAAACGCTAACTACCGTCTCAACATTTCTCAGGACGAGACAACTGGAGTTACCTTCGGTTCAGTCGTTAACGGAATCGTTAATGAAACAACCGGAAAGTCACTCGGAATCACAGTTCACCCATGGCTTCCACAGGGCGTTTCTCCTGTTATGTCATACACCCTTCCAATCCCTGACACAGAGGTCAGCGATGTTTGGGCGAACTACCTTGTACAGGACTACATGGGCATTCAATGGCCAGTCACTCAGTTCGCGTACGAGTTCAGCACATACTTCCGCGGCACATTCTTCTGTTCCGCACCTGCTTGGAACGGTATCGTTTCAGGTATTGTCGCAGCATAGTAATACCGGCATAACGGCAGGGAGAGGGTCTTACGGCTCTCTCCCTGTTCTACAAGAAAGGCAGACAAATGGGACGATTAGTACCGAGAGATGGATTCGCTCGAGAAGTTGAGATCACCCGCCAGTCAGGAAGTAAGATCCTAAAGGCTGGTAAAGATGGGATGTATCGAGTAGAAAATCCTAAAGATATTCAGGCATTGAAGGCAGAAGGTTTTACCGAAGGCAACTTAGCGTTACACACAACGGGTGATGGCAGTCGCGGCTATAATTGCGATAATTGTGGTTTCGGATCGTGGTTCAAATTGTGTTCGAAGTGTGGACACGAATCGTCAGCACCTAAAACAGACGGAGATTAAAAAATGACCGCAGCGGTTTCGCCGATCACCCAGTTTCAGTCAGGCTCTTATCTCACTATTGCTGAGTATAAGAACGCCCCGACTGCGATCGACTACAACAACCTCGTGGTTGGCGGAACCTCTGCGCAACAGGATGCTGAACTTGCCTCTGTAATTCAACGAGCATCTTCATGGATCGACATTTATGTGAACCAGCCTCTTATTGCTCAGAACTTCCAAGAGCAATCTCGTACCCGTATTACCCAAGAGGGCTTCATGGTGATCTCGCCTGACTACAACAATGTCGTGGCGCTTAACTCCCTTGCTTATGGGGCTACTCCTACGGCTATGACTACCGTTACCGATGGCGCTCTCCAGTCATGCTGGTTCGAAAAGTCGCAGATCATCTATCCAATGAGTCAGGTCGGAATTGGCTACTCATCTCAGGGTCCATTATCTTTCGGCTTCCCTCCAACAGTTCGATCTCGTATCTATGCCGCATACAACTATTGCGCCGGATACTGTAATGGCTTGATCTCATCCGCGACCGCTGGTCAATCCTCCTTTACTATGATCGATCCAATCGGACTAACCGCTGGCACAGTCGTGACTATCTATGACGGTCAATATACTGAGCAGGTAGTCGTGTCACCTTCGTATACTTATGGATCAAGCACGGTGGCTATTACTAGCCCGCTTAAGTACGCACACGCTTCCGGTGTAGCCGTTGGCAATATGCCACAGGCAGTCAAAGAGGCGGCTATCTTGGCGACTACTGATTTCCTCAAGGTTCGTGGCGATAACTCCTTGACTATGGCAATCACAACGCGAGCAACCGCTGGTCCAGCCGCTAGTTCCGTATTCGGATCCGATCTTGAACTAGCCAAGCAACTCCTTGCTCCATTCCGACGGATGCGCTAAATGGCAGTCGGCAGAACGCAACTTCGCTCCACCCTTTACAACTACCTTACGGGTGCGAATATTGCTACGCTCAATCAGATCTTTACTTCGTTTCCTAAGCGCATCAACTATCAGGTAAACGCAACCGCAGGTCAGATGAGTCGTGCCGCAGTCGTAATCTTTATCCAAAGCGAACGCGAAACTCGTTTGGCAGTAGGAGGTGCAACCGGTGGTTGGAAGCGTGTTGATTTCCAAGTGATCTTGCAGGTTTTCCACCACTCCGTTCTGAATAACGCCGAAGATGCAATGACGGATTTTGATACACTTATCGACAACATCAAGAATACGCTTCGAGCCAGTCATAACTTCGGTGATACATCGCAAGTAAATGTGTGGCAAGGCGCGGAACCTGTGATCGACTGTATCTATGGAGAGCCGACAACTTCGGAGTCCGGAGCGACAGAAACCTTTGCAGAGATTCGATTCGATGTTACCCAAATGATTCAGGCATAAGGAGAACGATGGCCACCTATCAATACAACGGTGACGATGTTCAGGAGTTCCCAACTCTCGGACTAACCGTTAAGCCCGGCGACACTTTTGAGTCAAAGGATGAGGTTATCTCAGCCAATGTCACTCTCGCTTCAGCATCAAAGAAAACAACACCAGCACCGTCAGCCGCGCCTGACACAACCGTAGGAGAGTGAAGTAATGGCAGTTCAAAATACCCATCGTTCGTATATTGGAATCGCTAAGGAAACTACTAAGGGAACTGCGGTAACGACTCCAACCGCTTACATTCCTGTAATTGCGAACACCATCAAGCCTCAAGATATTTACACACCTCTCTACGATGAAGGTCTCCGTGGATCTCTCGTAAAGAATTACAACTACTTGCAGGGTCGCGTTCACTCAACCTTCGACTTCGGTGGTGCAGTATTCGCAGATACAATCCTTTACCCTCTCGCTGGCGTACTCGGTGAAGATGTCGTTTCCGGATCTGCTCCTTATATCCACACTCTTGCACTTAAGAACACAACCGCTACGGCTTCAGATGCTCAGCCATCTGCGTACACAATCCTTGACTTCTACGGAGCAAATGTTCGTGCGTGGGCTGGCCATCAGTTCCACGACTTCTCGCTTAAGTGGAACGCAGACGGACTCCTTGAGTACGATGCAAAATCAACCGGATGGCAGTCAGCAACAACTACTACTCCAACCCCATCGTTCTCAACCGTTCTTCCTTCCGTTGTATGGACTGGAACAGTCAGCGTTGGTGGTACTTCTATCTCTAACTCAACTCAGGGAAATATCGACCTCAAGCGCCCAGTAACTCCTATCTACGGAATCTCAAATGTACAGACTCCGTATCAGGTATTCCTCGGTGCGCTCGAAGTGACTGGCAAGGCGACTTTCCTTATGGAAAACGACACCCAACTCACCAACTACCTCACCAACACTCAACCTGCTCTCGTCTTTAACTGGACTACTGGAACAGGTGCATCACAGACTTCGATTCAGGCAACAATGACTAAGGGTGCATACACACTCGCCGTTATTGAACGCTCAAAGGACTTCGTAGAAGTTCTCGTCGATTTCAACGCGCAAGGCAACTTGACTGATGCCGGAACTGTCGGATACTCACCTATCAAGTGGGTCGTCAAGAACGCAGTAACAACTTCAGTCGCATAAACTAGAACGCAGTAGGGGTGGCAGGTTGATTCGCCCGCCTTCGTGAATCCC